CGTTCCGCTAAAGGAAACTTAGGAGATAACTGGGCATGGGCATGGGCAAAGCAGCTTGCAGCGATGAAGAATTTATTAATTTATTTACACAGTTTGGTGCGGCGCAGACTGCAAGAAAATTAGGTGTTTCAGACCGTAACGTGCAGAAAAGGCGACGCCGCCTTGAAAAGAAATATGATCGTCCAATTTACTCACCATCTTCAGTGCCGACAGACCATCATCCTGACCGGCAAACAATGACGGTTGAGAACGGCGTCGTGTTGGTAGGCAGTGACGCACACTACTGGCCGGACATCATCTCGACAGCGCACAGGGCTTTCGTCATGGCGTGCGGTATGCTTAAACCAAAGATCGTTGTTATGAATGGCGACGCATTTGACGGGGCTAGTATTAGTCGACACGCGGCGATAGGCTGGGAAGAGAACCCAACAGTGGAGGAGGAGATTAATGCGTGCACGGAAAGGCTTGGGGAAATACAGGCAGCGGCTAAGGGTGCATCTCTGGTCTGGACTCTGGGCAACCATGACGCTCGCTTTGAATCACGTCTTGCGACAATGGCACCTGAGTTTGCTGGTGTTGCAGGAATGCATCTCAAAGACAGCTTTCCAGATTGGATACCTTGCTGGTCACTTTGGATTAATGACGAGGTGGTTATTAAGCACCGCTGGAAAGGCGGCATCCATGCTACGCACAACAACGCCAGTCAATCAGGCAAGACAATGGTCACGGGTCATCTGCATTCGCTTAAGGTGACGCCGTATTCAGACTACAATGGAACCCGCTATGGCGTCGACACTGGCACGATGGCGCACCCTTGGGGGCCACAGTTCAGAGGCTATATGGAAGACAACCCGCGCAACTGGCGGTCAGGTTTTGCTGCGCTGACATTTGTTGATGGTCGGCTAATGTGGCCGGAAGTGTTTCACGTCATCGACGAAGGCATAGTAGAGTTTCGCGGACAGATTTATGAGGTTTAGATATGCTTAGTTTACTCGGCTCCCTGTTAGGTTTCGGCACGTCTTTTCTGCCAAAGGTGATGGATTATTTTCAGGACAAACAGGACAAGAAGCACGAGTTGTCTTTGATGGACAAGCAACTAGAACAGCAAATCCAGATCGGCAACCAGAAGCTAGACATGGTGCACGTTGAGGCTGACATCCGCGAGACAGAAGCGCTGCTTAAAAGTCAGTCGTCTTTAAACAGACAATCGTCGCAGTGGATCACCGACCTGGCTGCATCAGTGCGACCCTTAATCACATATCTTTTGTTCATTGAGTTCATGGTGCTGACATTCCTGCTGGCGTTCGGCTACATCGACAATGAAATGTACGCGCTGATTTGGTCAGACGAAATTATGGCAATGTGGGCGGCAGTCATCTCGTTTTGGTTTGGATCACGCAGCTTTAATCGCAAGAGGCAGACGTGAGAACAGGACATGCTGGCATTGAGATCATCAAGAAATACGAAGGCTTCTCTGCCGACCCCTATCTTTGTCCTGCTAATGTGCCTACCATTGGTTTCGGTAGCACTCGCAACCTTTCTGGCAATCGGATTACTATGGACGACGAGCCTGTTAGCAGAGACATTGCTGAACAGCTTGTTCAGATGGAACTTCGTCATGTGGACGCGGCTATTTCCAAGCTGATTAAGGTTCCGTTAACGCAAAACCAATTTGATGCGCTCGCGTCATTCACCTTCAATCTGGGCTCAGGTCGCTTGCAATCCTCGACGCTGCGGGCGAAGGTAAATAGGCTGGACTACGACGGTGCGGCTGATGAGTTTCCCAAATGGCGAAGGGCTGCTGGCAAAGTATTGCCGGGTCTTGTGCGGCGCAGGGCAGAGGAGCGCCAACTATGGCTGACAACGTAATAAAATTTCCCAGCGACCTTGATCCTAATGAGGTCCTTGAACACAGCAAAAATCAGTTTTCAGAACTGCTTATTGTGGGCTGGGATACTAACGGCGCACTCGTAGTCAATGGCACCGTCAGCGTTCCAGAAGCCGTGTTGCTGTTGGAGTTAGGCAAATCAATCTTCATCCAAGAAATTTTTGGTGAAGATTATTCTATGCGTTAATGATGCTTATGTAGATTTTAATGCACTCCGCCGTTTCAACGCACTCGTTTGTTTTCTCCACAGCCAGCAGTCCAACCGGCTCACTAGCCGTCTCATCAGGTTCATTAAATTCATAACGTCTACTCCAAAATCGTGACAAGGCAAGCATTGCAGTTTGAGCCTCGCTTCGGTTCAACTCAAGATCCATTTCCAGACGGCAATAACTTTGCCGACCTCCCACAGCAGAGCGCCAATTACAAACAGCATGAAAATAAAAATAACCGCTGCTTTTGCTTTACTCATTGTTCGTTCCTCCCTCATTTGTCGGCCTTACGGGATGCTCGGCCAGCTGCGAACGCTGCAAACATCCATTGCCGCAATCTCACTATGTTCGACGGCTCAAGTTCTTCAACGGCCCGCTCACTTCTCAGGCCATAACCCTCTTGCGCGTCATACCAATCTAAAAATTCTTCATCGGTTATCATTTTTCTGGTCCCTCGCTATTGGGCGACGTATTCATGCCGACCTCGCCGCATCCCGATTAATCTCGGCCTGTGTTCTTGGCCACACACGTAACCGCTCCCGCAATTCACGGTTCTGGATTTGCAATTCCACAATCAGCCGCTGCTGCGTGTCGATGAGGCGTTCGTATAATTCTTGCTCGGTCATTTTTTCACCACGTCTAATTCGTATCCGAGGACTGCGAGAACCTTTTCCAGCCGCACCCATGGCTGGCATCGTCTATCCCTTCGATATTCACTCAACAGTGTCGAACTGATGTTCGCGGCCTCTGCAATCTCCCAAGCCTTCCGGGTATCTTCTTTGACAAGCTCGTCCAGTATTTCAGAGAGGGTCATTTTGATTTTCCGTCTCGTCGCTATCCACTTCACTGCCTTCTTGGTACCAAACAATGTGACGGTCCTCGATCTTGAAATCAAGGTCACGGTCAAGAATGATCCGGAATACGGACCCGGCAACGAGATCAAAAGAGAGCTTCGCGGCGGCTTCCATGCCATCATCAAAGCCGCGCTTACATTCGTTGCGCGTCTCTGTCTGCTTGTCTTTCTTGGCGCTGCCATACGTGCAATCTGGATAACCACAATGCACGTTTGGCAGATCACACGGTTTTCCTACTTCACATGCCATTCTCTAGTCCCTCCTTTAAAATCAATCCCGCCGCATCCCACGCCGCTAAAAAGACAAAATCCTGCACCGACTGACCTTTGATATCCGCTGCCTTACGCAGCAGTGCTGCATCCTGTTTGGACATATAGATTGAAATGTCTTTGTCTTGGCTATGTCGTTTCCAATCATCGTCAATACTCATCGTCGTTCTCCTTTGCCCGATTGTCGGACGAATGAAACACCCCGCCCTCAAGCGCGTTATCCGGCCAAGGGTCAACCTCGGCAGGAACAGCGCCTTTACCGTCGCATTTTTTACAGGTCATTTGACCCTCCTAATCCGTCACAGTCGTGACGGTCTGATCTTTGATTGCAAATTTTATCCCGTTTGCGGCGATCTGTTTTGCGCCGGCCTTGATTGCGGCAATTCGATCTGGCGTCAGGATTTCCGCCCTGATGCTTTCTATATCCATATTAAATTTTCGCTCTAAATATCGGATTAGCGCATGATCTGATACTCGCACGATACCCGTCATTTTTGGCGCAAGCATCATAACCAACTCAGCGCGTCTGTTCTCTGCGCGGGACAGTGCTTTTTGCGCGGTTCTAACTTCTTCACGCAAGCGGTCAGCATCTTTCGACACAACCTGTAATTCATCTTCCATCTGGCGGCGTGATTTCATGTTTTCTGCACCCTCCTCTGTGAAAAAAGTCGATACTTTTCTGACAATGTTATCTTCCTGTTGCGTATATCGGCCACAACGGCACACCAAGGTTCCATTGTCGCATTGAAAACATCCGGTCATCGTCTTGTTATCTTTTGGATATCCTACTGGCATTATACCACCCTCAATGTTCTGCCGATCCCGTAGGCACGGGCGATATGCCCGTCCCTCTCCAATCGGGTTAATGTTTTCGCGACCGATGCCTGGCTGATGCCAATCATCTCCGCTATTTCGGTCTGCGTTAGCGGATAGCCATATAAACTATCCAATTCAACCAGCGCATCGTAAACCTTTTGTTGCGCCGTTGTCATGTCCTTGCTCATAGCATCGCCTTAATGGTTAAAGTCTTCTGACGTGTGCTATACGCTGGCTTGGCTGGCGTCAGCTTCTCAGGCTTGTCCTTGAAATGCCGCATAGGCCATTTGACGCTGTATAACGTGTTGCCAACCGTGCCTTCGGCGGACTCATGGTTGCCCATAAGCTCCTTGATCGATACTTCAGCCGCCTCAATGCGGTCCTCTGCATCTGCCTTGTCGGCCTTGGCCTGCACTAAGTCAGAGATCAGCATCGACGCACCCAGGTCATCCAAGTTGATAGGCGGTGCAGCGTCATCTACGTTGCCCCATGCTGTATTCGCGTCTTCACTTGTGAGCGGCGGATACCAGTCGATGTCTATCTTGCGCCTCTCAAAGTCGTCTACGGCCTCTGCAATGCGCTTCTGGATCACGTCATCCTCTTGGTACACAAACAAACGCAACTCAATGCCACGGTACAGCGTAGCTACTACGCCCCACGTGTAGCCGGTGCACATCATCTGCGCCTGCAACTGCAATGGGCCACGTTGCGGCGGCGGCATGTCTTCAGGCATTGCGCTTGTGACCTTGGCCTCAAGCACGCCGGGGCCAGTGATGTCTATCTCAGGAGCGTTCATTGCATACACTAAGTTTTCGACGCTCGTCTTCACTTGCCCCGCGCCCTCACCCGATCCGTCAAGTGAGCAGGCCATTTCCAATGTCGGATGGAAGATGGCGCGGTCATGGTCAAGGACGACATTTGTCAGCGCCAACCGTTGCGCGGCCTCACCTAATATCACAGGCTCCAATCGGTCGCCCCAGCGGGTCGCCTCGTTCCCGTCCCACGGGGTTGGGCGCACGTCATGGTGTACGATGTCCACAATCTCGCGTAGCAGGTCATTGGGCGATGCGTAGGGGGATGCGCCTAGCAGCACAGGGATGCGTGACGCGCTTATGATAGTATCGGGTGTTAGTTTACCAACCATTGTTTATGCCTTTCGTTGTTGTAAAACATTACGCACGCTTGATGCGTACCACTTGCCGCCCGTAACTGACGGCACCTCGTCTTCATTTAGGTTTGCAGCTATTTTTCTGAGACTTGCGCCGTTGTCATGCAGCGCCCTTATGACCGGCCAGGCGCGTTTGATCGCCTTTTCAGACCTAGCGGCACCTCTCTTGGCCGTAGCCTTCCCGCCTCTCTCCGGGCATGGGCAGCCTAGTTTCACGCCTCGCGCCTTGGCCGCTGCAAGCGCGGCCTTGGTGCGCCGTGATATCTCCTCTCGCTCATGCTGCGCGAACACGGCACGGATACCCCATTCTAGCGTCCCCATGTGTGGCGCATCCGCTGCCAAGATATCAACGCCGCTATTCCTGATCTTGAATAGAAACTCTACGTCACGGGACAGCCGGTCGACCTTGGCAATGAGTAGGCACGCACCCGCATCCTTACAATGGGCAAGCGCGCGCTCTAATTGCGGCCTATCAACGCGCTTTC